AAAAAAGATTTAATTGGGGAATCGTCTAAGGTTTATAAGGCGTTATCCCCAAAAATGAAGAAAGCAGTAGATGAATTGTTTAAATCTGCTGACAAATTAGATCAAATGGATACACTAATCCCTAAGATCGCAAAGAAATACGGCGTAAAAGTTTCTAGTATCATGGCTTATTTGGATAAAGAAACTCTTAGATAGTATAAATAGTTAACAGGAGAGAATTATGGCATTCGCAACAAAAACATTAAGAGACGACAATATACCTACGGGTGCTGGTTCTGCTGGCGGCTTAGTCGTTATTCGTTTAGATCACTCGGCAGATAGTGCAACTTCGGCTGCTCTTGACGCAAGTGCTTTATCAGGACACGCTAACGGCGCAAAATTAAGTATTGTAAAAATACATCACGCCCTTGCTGGTTCAGTATTAATAGAATTTAAAGGTGCGTCAGCTGATACAACAGCAATCAGATTAACAGGTACAGGCACATATGCAGGACCTGCTATTGCTAATGACGCCACAAACACAACAGCAACATCAGGTGATTTAGAAACAGTTGGTGCTTCGGCAACAGGTTATATTATATTAGAACTAAGAAAAGATAAAAACTTCACAGCATAAGGGGATAACAAATGAATAGTGAATATAAAAATATTTCAAGAAGTTTAGCTGAGTCTGCTGCTTCAGTACTTAAAGGTGAAACTTTAAATGAATTAACAGACGCTCAGAAAAAACTTCCTGCAGGATTGCAGAAAGCAATCGCTAAAAAAGACGGCGACAAAAAAGATGACGATAAGAAAGAAGAATTATCGCCAGCACAAAAAAAAATGGATAAAAACGATAACGGTAAAATTGACGGAGAAGATTTAGCAAAATTAAGAGCTAAAAAAGAAGAGTTAGAACTTGTTATTGCAGAATTAGAAAGTAAAACAGACGGAGCAAATGAATAGAGCTCTTGCTGAAAATAAACTTATTGGTCCTGTAAAAGACCATCTTGATAAACTAGGTTTAAAACAAGAAGGTGATGTAGTTTATTATAGAGATGGTAAATATTATGGTTATGTTGAAAAAGTTGATAATGAACCTATGCTATATAAAGTAATGGGTATGGACAATAAAGAGTTTTTATCTACTGCTGTTAGTGGTTGGCAATTAGGATATTAAAATGGCCGATACGGTAACAAGTCAAACTATTGCTGATGTAAGTGGTCAAAAAACTTCAATGAAGTTTACTAACTTATCAGATGGTAGTGGAGAGACTTTAGTTAAAAAGATGGACGCTTCGGCATTAACTTATATGACCGAGGACGCAACGAAGAAAATATCTAAGTTGAATTGGTCTATCAATACACAGGACCCAAAAGGTGCTGTAGAAATATTATGGGCAGGTAGCGGTGCTACAAGTGCAAACTCAACAGCAGTTGTTTTAACTGGGCAAGGTGTCTGGGATTTAAGAACTGATGGTAATGAGATTGCAAATAATGCCACATTAGAAGCAAGTACTTCACCCGCTGGTGATGTACTGTTTAGTACAAGAAATTTTAACAACGGTGATAGTTATACTATCATAGTAGAGGTAAGATAACTGAAGCAAGAGAAAACGGTTCAGGTAAAGATTACAAAATTCGTGGTATCTTTCTACAAGGTGACATTAAAAATCGTAATGGTAGAGTTTATCCAGTAGATGTATTATCTAAAGAAGTGGGTAGATACAACAAAGAATTCGTAGAAAAGAAAAGAGCTTTCGGTGAGTTAGGACATCCTGACGGACCGACTGTGAATCTCGAAAGAGTTTCACATATGATTACTAGTTTAAAATCCGAAGGAAGAAATTTTATCGGTGAGGCTAAGATCATGGATACACCTTACGGCAAAATCGTCAAGAATTTAATTGACGAAGGTGCTCAATTAGGGGTATCATCTAGAGGTATGGGGTCAATGAAACAAGTTAATGGCAAAAATGTTATTAACAATGACTTCTATCTCGCAACGGCAGCTGATATAGTTGCAGACCCATCGGCGCCTGACGCTTTCGTTGAAGGCATAATGGAAGGCAAAGAATGGGTATGGGACAATGGAGTACTGAAAAGTATGGAAATTGAAAAATATAAACAAGTAATAGAGAGCACTCAAAGACGAGAACTCGCTGAAGTAAAAGCGAGAGTTTTCAAAGACTTTTTATCTAAAGTTTAGATTGTTGCGTATTTACGCGGACTGTAAATCCTAGGGTTTATAAATAGTTTTATTACAATTTAAATTTGCAAATGTAAATTAATAAGGAGAGACCCTATGTCTGATACTGAAATACAAGAAGTAGAGACGGTAGAAACAGAAATTCAAGAGGATGCTAACGCACCGAAGAAGAATGCTGTACCTGCTGAAAAATCTCCACTTTCTAACGAAGCTGAAGACCTTGGTGCTGCTGTTGTCAAACCTGACGACTCACGCAAAGGACCATCTGACGCTGGTAATAAATCGAAAAAGGTAGAAGATCAGGTCAATAAAGACGCTAATGACGGCAGTAACCCTGCAGGTCAAGGCGATTTTAAACCCGGTAAGAGTTTAAAAGAAGAAGAAGTTGAATCAGATGACGAAGTTGTCGCTGAAGATACGGAAGCTGAAGATGTTATTGATCTATCTAAAGATGTTGAGGCTCTAGTTTCTGCTGACGCTGACTTGTCTGAAGAATTTAAAGAGAAGGCTGCGACTATTTTTGAAACTGCTGTCAAAACACGCCTTGCAGAAAAAGGAAAAGAAATCCAAGCGAAAGCGGATAAAGAAGTAGAAGAAAAAGTTTCTGCTGTCAAAGAAGAGTTAGTTGAAAAAGTTGATTCATACTTGAACTATGTAGTTGAAGAGTGGATTAAAGACAACAAACTTGCTATTGATAAAGGTATCCGTTCAGAAATCGCTGAAGATTTTATTTCTGGACTAAAGACTTTATTCAAAGAACATTATATTGATGTTCCTGAAGAAAAATATGATGTCTTGGAAGCTATGGCTCAAGAAAAAGAAGAATTAGAGAAAAAATTAAACGAAGAGATTGAAAAGAATGTTGAACTTTCTAAATCAAACTCGTCATTCTCTAAAGAAAAAATCTTTTCTGAAGCTTCTAGTGGACTCGCTGATACTGAAGCTGAAAAGCTAAAAGATTTGGCTGAGAACATAGAATTCAAAGACGAAAAAGATTTTAGTAAGAAATTAGATACTATTAAAGAATCTTATTTCCCTAAAGTAAATAGTGAACCAATGGCTTCGAAAGAAGATGTTGATTCCGTGGTCGGTGACGCCAATCTAACGACTGGTAGTAATGAAGCTATGGCTGCTTACACCGCCGCAATTTCTAATACACTTACTAAAGTTAAAGTTTAACTTGGTAAGGGTGTAATTTTTTTAATAAAGAGGAGAGAAACAATGTTTCAAACTGAAAATTTACAAGAAAAATGGCAGCCAGTACTAGAACATCCTGATCTTGCTGAGATCAAAGATAGTTATAGAAAAGCTGTTACCACAGTTGTATTAGAGAACCAAGAAAAAGCGATGAGAGAAGATAACCTAATGGAGGCAGCGCCTACCAACAATGTTTCAGCTGGAAACATCGGTGGTGGTGTTAATGCTGGTTGGGATCCAATCTTAATATCACTTGTTCGTAGGGCTCTACCTAATATGATTGCTTACGATATCTGTGGCGTTCAGCCGATGACTGGTCCAACTGGACTAATCTTCGCTATGCGTTCTAGGTATACATCACAATCTGGCGATGAGGCTTTATTTAATGAAGCTGATACAGACCACGCTGCGAATGACGCTGCTGGAGATTTAAATACTCCAGGAACTGGTTTTGCTGCGACTAACCCCGCTGCTCTTAATGACTCACCTGCAGGTACTTACTCTACTGGAGTTGGTATGTCTACTGCACAGGCTGAGGCACTTGGAGACGCTGCTGCAAACGCATTTGCTGAAATGGCGTTCTCAATCGATAAAGTAACCGTGACTGCTAAGTCTCGTGCTTTAAAGGCTGAGTACACAATGGAACTTGCTCAAGACTTAAAAGCAATCCATGGTCTAGACGCTGAAACAGAACTTGCAAACATTTTATCTACTGAAATTCTTGCAGAGATCAACCGTGAAGTAGTTAGAACTATTTACTTAGTTGCTAACAAAGGTGCTGAAGTAAACACAACAACTGCTGGTGTGTTTGATTTAGATACTGACTCAAACGGTCGTTGGTCTGTTGAGAAGTTCAAAGGTTTAATGTTCCAACTCGAAAGAGACGCAAACGCTATCGGTCAAAAAACAAGAAGAGGAAAAGGTAATATCATCATAACAAGTGCTGATGTTGCTTCTGCTCTACAAATGGCTGGTATCTTAGATTATACTCCTGCACTTAACAACAATCTAAATGTTGACGATACTGCAAATACTTTTGCTGGTGTTCTTAACGGAAGATTC